GAAACAAGATTTTCTCAAACACGAGCGAGCTGGCCAGCACCGTTTTTAGACAGGTGATTTCCGGTGACGTTCCTGACGTTCATGAGTTGGTAAAGACGTTCACCAATAGAACGGCGGCACAAATCACAACGGAGCTGAACACGGCCACGGCTGGTTTCTCTCGGGCATTGAATCAAAAGAAGGCCAAGGATGTTGGCTTTGAGTTGTTCGTGTATCTCGGACCACTCGACAAGATTACGCGCCCTTTCTGTAGGAAGCGGGTCGGAAAGGTGTTTACCTCCAAGGAAATTGCAGCGTGGGACAATGAGCAAGGATTACCGGCTAACATTTACTGTGGTGGCTACAACTGCCGGCATGAATTGAGACCTGTTTCTGAAGAATATGCGAGGGAACTTGGCTACCAAATACGAACTGAGAAAGGCGCTGTTTGATGCTCTCAACCTTTGCGCTGATTCATACCAGTGGATCGGCGGTCTTTGCATCGGGAGCGATAAGGAATGGAAGCCAAGTGATGTTGAGGTGGAAAGGATTCTGAACCGATTAGTTGAGGTCCAAACGCAGCACGGTCGGTTCTGTGCTGATATGTGGGATGAAGAGGAAAAGGATGGGAATTGAGGTCATTCACCCCATAAAGATTGCTGAAGACATAAAAGACAAACTCAATTCCCTCGAAACGGTCTTCGATAGAGCCGTTCAAGAGGAAGTGACGCGAATGTCTGCCCGGACGCGCTCCGGTAATGACATCAATAATCAAGCGTTCACTCCCTACACGCCTGGGTATGCTGCCTTCAAAAAGAAGAAAGGTCGTAGTTCCTCGCCGGTCGATCTCACATACAAAGGCTCGATGCTCAGAGCCATCACACAGAAAGTTTTCAAGCAAGGGGGAAGCCTTGTTGCTGAAGTGTTTTTCAACTCTGCTCTCGAATCCAAGAAGGCAGAAGGGAACCTCAAAAAGCGTGATTTCTTCGGATTCTCCGATGAACAGTTTGAGAGGATAAAACGTAAAATTGTAGAGGCATTAGGACGATGACCGAAGAGAATAAAGACGTACAGCCTGGCACTGGAACCGAAGACAAGGTAAGCAGAGTTGATTACGACAACGCGATAGAGCGAGCACGAAAGTTTGAAGGCCAACTTGTAGACCTCCAAAAGCAATTCGAGCCATTCAAGGGGGTCGATCTCACGGCTCTCACAGCCAAGGCCAGCCAATTTGATGAGCTTTCAAAGGCTCCAAAGGGGAACGATAAAAAGGATATTGATCGTCTTATCGCTGATGCCGAAGCTGCAAAAGAGGCGGCTGTTCGCGGCCAATTCGATCCCGTCATCAATGAATACAAAACCAAACTCTCGGAAAAAGAGAACAGGTTGCGTGAGCTGGAAGTTGTCGAAAAGGTCTTCACCTCACACGCTGGAAAGTTTGTTGACACGGCCACCGAAGATTTCAAGGACATCATCCGTCGCACGTTCGACCAGGATGAGACCGGCGCTTTGTTCGTCAAAGATGAGAAGGGGCAAGCTCGGTTCTCTGACATTGACGGTCGGCGTCACGAACGAATGGGGCCTGATGAGTTCATTGCTGAACTCGAAAAGAAAAAGCCTCACCTGTTCAAAGCAAAGGGATCGCCTGGCGCAATGCAGAACGGCCAACCATTCAAAGCGAACGGCGCTTCACCTTCAAATGGAGGGGTAGACTACCAAACATTTGCAGCCTTACCACAAGCGCAAAAGGCGGAAGCCGTAAGCAAGATGGACGCGCAACAACAAGGACAATTGGCGGTTCAAGCGTTCTCAAAATACCTGGTCAGGTAGCCAGTTGGGGCAAGTTTAGTTTTTAGATGGGCTGCTTTACGCGGCCTTTTTTATTGGAGATTTCAATATGGCTACAGTACACAGGGGGGAGCATGAGTTCCTCGATAGAGTTTCCGGTCGGTATCTCGACCACAGAAACAAAGTTGTGTCCTTCGATGATTTTCTCGGGGATACGCTCAACACAGACTTCTACACCATTCCAACAAAAGGGTCTGACGGTCAAACCGTGGATTTTGCGATTCTGTCGGGGGAAGTTGGTGGAGCTATTCGCGGCACGACTGGTGATGATGCTGCCGCATCTTACGCGGTCAACGGTATTCAACTCGGCGGTGCGCTGCAATGGAAAGCCAACCAAGGGAATCTTGAGTTTCAAGCTCGGGTAAAAATCAGCGCCATCACGGACATTTCCATCTTCGTCGGATTCTCTGACCAGGTGGCGAATCTCGAAGAGGCTGCGAGCCTTTCAGGAACCACGTTCACAACGAACGCAACGGATGCGGTGGGATTCCTTTTCGATACCGCTGCAACAACTGACACGATACGGGCTGTGGGCGTAAAGGCTGACACTGACGGAACACACGTTGATACCAGCCTTGCCTTCGTTGCTGACACCTACCGGGTTCTCGGTATTCGCATTGATGCCACTGGAAACGCAACCTTCCTCATCAATGATGCGACTGTGGCGTATGTAGCCAATGCTGTCACGGCAACCGTGGCTCTTGCGCCATACATCGGTGTTTGCGCTCGTGCCGCTGCCTCTCGTACCTGCACCGTTGATTGGGTGCTCGTGCAGGGGAATAGAGCTTAACCTTTTAACAAACAGAATTTTATAGACCGCCTTTGAGCGGTTTTTTTATTGGAGATTTATATGGGTGCTGTTTCAAACGTAACAGAATATGGTAATGCCGTCGTTGTTGACGGAACAATTGCCGCTCTTGCGGCTCCCGCATTCGTAAAGAGTGCGGTGGGATTGAACTCGATTTATCGAGAAGATATTCCACGAGGGCAAAACACAAACGCGAAGAAGTTTCGTAAGAACGGTTCTTTGACCGTTTCTGGAGCCTTGGTTGAGAGCACTGCTCTTGCTATTGGGTCCGGTGGGGAACTGACTGACACTTCAGTAACGGCGACGGCTGCGAAGATCGCACTCGTTTCCGGTCTTTCAATTGAGACTCAAACATTTACTTACCTCGATGCAAACCGGCTTATCAATGAGCATGGTGCGGCATTTGGTCGGTATGTGTCAGATGACATCCTGAGCATGGCTTCCACTCTTTCGGTTTCTCAGACCGCTACTGGATACCTGACTCTTGATGACCTCTATCAAGCACAGTTCTCGATCACGAACTCGAAGTGTCCGAACCTGGAAACTCCGCTTCACGCGATCATCGGGGCGCAAGGTCATAGGGCAATCCGAAAAGAGCTTGCTCAAACCGGCGCAACTCCTTGGATGAATCCGAACATGCTTCAGATTCTTCAAGGGCTTCCTTCCGTCGGTGGATTTGTTGGTTCAATCCCTGGATTGGCTGACTTCTATATGTCGAGTGGGTTTGCAACCTCTGGTGGCGATGACCTTCAGATGTTGATTCATCCTCAATGGTGTCTGGCTGGTATCTTTGATGCTGCTGGACCTCAGATGATCCCAACAATGAAGGGAAGTGAAGGATTCTATCTCGAACTTGCATCATATTACTTGTATGACGTGGTTGAGTGGAATGACTTGGCTGGTGTCTGCATCAAGTCTGATACTTAATTGATTTAGAGCAGTAAGCGGCAAAGGCGCAAAAGGGGTCTGAAGTTTTCCTGTTTTGCGCCTTTGCTTTTTTTATTTTGGATAAAAACGAATGGCAACAAGCAAAGAAGAGAGAGAAGAACAGGCGCAAATCAAGAAGGAAGAGGCTCGATTACAGAGAGAGCCATTCAAAACCACTGTCGAGCCTTCTGCGCCTGAAGTTGTGGATGAATTGCGTGGATGGATTCCTCCAGGTCGCGCCTACGTGCTTATGGAAGTCCGAAAATACAACCTTGCAACGCGAGAGTTTTACCGTGGCCTTGGAATAATTGATGTTGAGGGACGGCCTGAGAAGAAACACACCGTTCAGTATTTCATTGATGAAAAACAAGGGCGGGTGCTTCATTACGGGAATTTCCCAACTCTTGATCATCCAAGTCAAGCGAGAGCTGCAAGGGTGATGCATTACGGAGGACCGAACAAAATCAACTATTGGGCTGAACTCGCAAAGTTTTGTGATGGTCTGATGAATAAGGCGAGTGTGTTTGATGAAGTCAATCAATTACGAAGAAAAGTGGCTGAACAGGAGGCTCTTTTAGAGGCAAAGAATGGAAAGAAAGACAATACAACTTCACCCGTCGCAAATCAGGGCGCTTCAACAAAGAGCAAATCAGTTTCGTCAACAGGTGGCAGCGAAACGGCAGGAGCTTAACGAGAAGCGTGATACAAACGCTGAATATCAGCGACGGTCTCTTATGACTGACGAAGAGCGAACAAGGGGAACAATTGAGCACATGGCGAAAGGACGAAAGGAGTTTAACGACTCTCGTGAGGGGGTTGATACTTCTTATGATCGTGCTGAGCGGGAGATTCGGGGGATTCTGAAAGATAAGCTGAATGGCCATAAGTAAGGAACGATATTGTTCTGAGGTGTGCGGTGCGAAATGCTGCATCCTTCAAAAGTCTCGGCCTGTTCGATGCCCGAATCTTACTGATGACAATCGGTGCTCCATTTACAAAGAACGGTACTATGACGGTGCTCCTCCACTTGTCCAGGTGGGGAAGTATCGTCATAGAGGCGTGATGAAGCCGTTTTACTGCGGAATGATTGAATACATCCTGAAGGCGGGGCTGATGCCGGAAGAGATGAGGGCGGGTTGCTGCTATGCCAATCCGGATCTCCTCTCCGAGCACGACTAAACAGATATAACCTACATCGTTTCGATGGTGTAGTGCGGGGCGGTCTCAAAAGGACCGTACTAGCTTTTCGGCACTCCTGGGGGGTGCCTTTTTTATTTCATAAAGGATTCACGATGGTCTTAAAACCCCTCATCTATAACTGGCACAGAGAAGAGTTCCTTGAAGGCAAGTGGGAGAACATCCCTGAACACATCCTTGAAACTCTCAAAGCTGAATATGGTGCTGAAGCTCCAAAGAACATGCGTCCGATAACGACTAGCATGTCTACTGTAATGGCAACCCTCGACCACGATGAGGAAGGGAACTAGATGTACCCATTCGGAAAGGGCTTCAATTATCTGTTTGAACCGTACCTGGACAATGAGCCGGTGCAGTTACCAGCAGGACAATCTCCAGAGGTCTACATCTTCACGAACCGGCCATCAAGGGAAGATGCTGCATCGGGAACCGGCGCGATTGCTGCGGCGATCATTGCCTGGACCGATAACGGCGCATACTCAAGGTTGATAGCAGTCCCGGCGATTGCCGATCCAGAGCCGACAAGCGAAACGGTCACGGAAAAGTACTGGATCTCGGTCAACTATGTTCTTGAAGCCGGTGGGCAGGTTCAGACAGAGATTCGGCTCCTCCAGATGGAGCGAGTCCGGGCGGTCAACACCCGCGTCAAATCCTCAGAGCTGAGCCTTCAGGAAATCTATCCGAACATTGTTGATCTGTCGGACTCAAACAAGATCCGGGGCTTCATTGATAAGGCTATTGTCCAAATCAAAGGGAACCTCAAAGCCAAGGGCTACGAGTGGGCGCAAATCACACGGCTCGATCAACTGTCATTGATGACGGATTATCGGGCGTTGATGTTCTTTGCGATGTCCATGCCTGGCGATAGGTTTGAAGCTCTCTATGAGAAATGGAAGCAGGAATACATATCAATCCTCTCAACGCTCTTGCTTGAATACGATGAGAACAACGACGGCGAACCTGAACCGGCTCGGCCTATCGCGGGGTACACAATAATCAGTAGATGACGACACTCGCATCCGTTCGTTCAGCCTGGTCAGAAAATGTCTGGGCAAACGCAACGGTTCGCGCTTTCACAGAACTGATACACGATTTTGACCCTACCCAGAGCCTTCCGATCCAAGATGCACAGGTACAAATACATAAGGTTTGTTATCAGACGCACGTCAACTGTATTGTTTACTTAGTTTCCAAGACTTCAGAGTACCTATTAAGCAATCAAGTCCGTCACTCCTTCCCTACCCTCATCCGGTACTACCTCGAAAAAGACGCCAAAGAAGACAACTACAACACGCTGCTGGATCGCTTTGAAGCGATAGACAGCCTGGTCATATCCGGCCTCGGGATTCGTTGGCAAGGGGCCGTGGACTACTCCAGTCCGCAAGAAGGGGCGGTAAGCGTCACCACACAAGTAATTGATTCGCGTCCTTGTTGGGTGGGTGAGTACACCTACACCGGGACCGTTACAGAGAATTTAGTTTGATTTTTAATTGGAGAGTTTATGGCATCTATTAACGGAATTGCAGCCAAGGCGGGCGTCAAGATTGCAACCACTTGGGGAACTGCGGTCGCGTGTACTGAATCCATCATTGCAGAGATCACACCGAGCGGGAACACACAAGAACTGATTGCTCGTGAGATTGGAAGCGGTAACGCGATGGCGACAAGCGCTACATTCGGAAGCATTAAGCCTACGGTCTCAATCACGAGTGAATGGGGTGCAACAAGTGCTGCTGAGTTCTTATTGGCTCAACTGTTTGGGACTTCTGCGGCTCCTACTGAAGCAACGGCTTCACAAGCTGACTACCCTCACAACATTGTTTTCAACACGACTCGAAACGCTAAATACGTGACGGTTGCTTGGCAGGATGCGAGTGCAACCACGATGGAAATTCCTACTGCTGCGGTACGAAGCTTCACGCTCAAAAGCACTTCAATTCCTGGCTATGTGGAATACACGGCTGAATTGGTCGGCAGTTCCCTCTCGCTGTCGTCTTCGACAAATACCACAGCGTCTCTCAACTCCTGCGCCACTGTCTCAGGGTTAGAGCGATTGACTTGTACGTATGAGGATTACTTCTGGATCAACTCTCAAAGCTCCGGCGCTGTGAGTTCAAGCGATAAGCTTAACATCACTTCTTGGGAGGTCACATATACACAACCCCAAGAATTGCCTGATGAGATGAAGGGTTCTGCCGGTAACGGTGCGCCTGTCATTGGCGGGCTGTTTGAAACGTCCCTCAAGATTACGTGTAAGGATATGGGGGACCATACCTATTTTACCCTGTGGTCTGCTGAGACTGCTTTGAAGGCAAAGCTCAACTTTGAAGGTTCTCAAATTGGAACTGGAACGAACAAAGGAACGGCGATGTACTTCCCTGCCCTGAGACTCATCAAGGAGCCTGGAAACGCACTGACAAATCCTGGGTTCAATCCTTTGACATTGGAGTTCAGGGGTTTGAAGGCGCTTGCGGCTCCAACCGGAATGAGCGTTTCGACCTACCCGTACATTATTCAGACGAACAATCGTGCTGGGTCCCTTTTAGCTTAACCTTTAATTGATAAAAACATATGGCACTTACCATCTCGAAAGTTAATCTCCCCGAAGAAGTCATTATCGAAGAGGAGGGCGCGAAGTTTACATTCAGCCAACCCCTCGCAACTGACTATCTTAGCCCTGGGCTTCTCGGATCGGGGGTAGGTGCCTACGTTTGGTATGCCGTCAATAAGATAAAGAAGATTGAAGGCTTCTTTTACGATGACGGCTCACCGTTTGAGACAAAGGATATGGATAAGCTCCCTGGGGCCTTCCTCATAAAGCTCGGCGCTCACTACGCTGAAAAATATGAGGGCTATTTTGGTCGGGAGGTGGAACTAAAAAAGGAACTCGTGAAGAGCGAATCCACCGACTCTTAAGAACACGATTGATTGATGACCCTGGGTTGCAATGTAACCGATGCCTTTACTTCTTCAGAGAGACGGGGAAACCCCCTCTCTGTCGAAGTAAGAAGGTGACAACGGGTTGTCCTGTGGAAGACTGCGCTCCTTATTCTCAGATAGAAGGGGCGGTCTCAAAATTCATTAAGGCGAAGGAACTAGCCAACTTCCCTTATGCGTCACGCTTGGTTGAACAGATGTTAGAGGAAGCGGGGTTCTTAGATAACCCTACGCTCCTTTACGCCTGTGAATTGGTCTATGCGGAATATCAAGAAAGAGAAGCAATGAAACGACAAGAAGCGCAAGGAAAGGGTGGTAGATAAAGAGTCGAAGTTCCGCATCACTGTTGATAGCTCCCAAGCAGAAGGCGCACTTGGGAGATTAACCGAAAAAGAAAAGAAACTTGGTGAGGCTACTGGATTCACAGCCAAAAGCTTTTCGGATCTGGAGAATAAATACAATCGGGCTGAAGGGATTACTGAATACGCTCGAAAGGTCGAAGCGCTTGATAAGTCATACCGGCAAGGTGCCATCTCCAGTAAACAGCTTTCTCAAGAACTCTCCTTTCTTCAAAAGAAGTTTCAAGAAGCCGGTGGTTCTACTGCTGGGTTCGGTCAAGCAGTAGAGCAAGCACAAAAGAAAGTTGTTGCTGCTGCTGACGCTCTAAAAAAGAAGACTGACGCCTTAAAAGCCTCTGCCGATGCATCAAAAGCCGCTGCTGAGTCCAATAACTTCCTTCAAAACAAACTCGTTCAACTGACCTCCGCAACCTTTCTTGCTGAGAAGGGTTTTCAGGTTCTTAAAGGCGCTGTCACTGGGGTCTTTTCGAGTCTCGATGAGGCGGCTCGTATTGAGGGCTTGAATCGTGGCTTTGAATCCCTTCAAACGGCTGCTGGCAACGTTGCTGATGAGTTTCTTGGAAAGCTGAGAACGGCCACACACGGCTATATCAGTGACGTAGATCTGATGAAGTCGGCTAACCAAGCCGTTCTCCTTGGTCTTCCCACTGAAGGCTTCGATCAACTCGCCGGTGCTGCCGTAAAGCTCGGGCAAGCGATGGGAATCACGGCCACACAAGCCATTGATTCCCTCACTATCGGTATTGGTCGGCAATCGAAACTGGTTCTCGACAACCTGGGTATCATCGTAGAGGCTGAAAAAGCCTATGACCGATATGCCAAACGGTTAGGCGTTACTGCTGAAGCTCTTACCGACGTTCAAAAGAAAGAAGCCTTTTACCAAGCGGCTCAAGAAGCCATTCTCGCAAAATCCTCTCAACTGTCGGATGTTCAAGAAACAGCGGCTAGTGCAACCACAAAGCTCTCAGCTACGTTTGATAATCTCAGAAAAAGCGCGTTAGAAACATTAAGGATGTCGTAAAACAGACCGATCTTAATCCTCTCATTGTTGCACTCGCAAAGATTGCGGAACTTACCACTCTTTCCATCACGGGCTTTACTGCTACCGGTAATGCCATTTTGTATTTGGGTAAGCAGGTAAGAGCAGGAAATGACCCGTTTGGGACTGCCCTTTTAGAGAATGCTCAAAAGGCTGGTGAAGGTTATTACTTCATTGCTAAAAAGATTTCTGAAGCGCAACTCGGCCTTGGTTCTTCAAAGATAAAATCAGAAGCCAGAGATGTTCAAATAAGTCTTGAGGCTATCAAAGGCGAGCTTCTTAAACTCCCTACTGGTGGGGATGAGGGAATCAAAAGCCTCAAAGACTCTCTCCTGGGGCAATTAAAAGCCATCGAAAGCCAGAGTGATGTTCTCAAGGTAAAACTCCCTGAATCACTCGTAAAAGCGGGTGCTGCGGCTGAAGCTACTGCTGAGAAAATCAAAGAGCTTGGTGGAAAGATTCAATCCCTTTTCAACGCACAAAAAGATAAAACTCTTCTCCCTGATGAGTATCAAAAGGGTCTCGCGGCTCTCCGCACAGAATACGAGAAAGCGGGAGTTAGTGCTCAACGGTTCGATCAGCTTCTTAAAAATGCAGGGGCAAAGGACGGTCTAAAAGCTCAGAAAGACGCTGCGAATGAGGCGAAGAAAGCCCTCAAAGAGCATGAGGACGCACTCAAAAAGAATGAAGACGCGCAAAAGAAGTTTGCTGACCAGGTTCAAAAGGTCACGCAAGGAAGCAAGGAATATAAAGACATCCTTGCCAAGATTAAGACGGGCGAACTCGACAACGCTACCGGCGCACAGAAGCTTGGGGATCTGGTCAAAGAGAACACTGACCTCGTTTCCACATACAACACAAATCTCGCGGTTCTCGATTCCCTCTATAAATCCATTGCGACGGGTCAACCTATCGATCCGGCCAAACTCGCTGCGGCTGCGGCGGCTGTTGAAGATTTTGAAAAGAAAGTTGCTGGGGCTAAAGGTAAATCTAAGCAATCTCCTATTGGAGCTATTTTCGGTGATGGATTCCTTGGAGATTTGTTCGGCAATAAAACGGACGACAAGACCGGCTCTGATTTTGGTCGTGGTATTGGTGAAAAGATTGGTGCTGATATTCTTTCGGGGCTTGAGGCGGCGGTTTCAGGTGGAGATTTCCGGTCTGCTATTGCTCAAGTAGGCGCTACTGCTGGGGCTGCCGTTGGCGAATCATTGGG